GTTTGTTTGTTTGTTTGTTGTTTGTTGTTGTTCAGATGGGATATTTTATAGACCCTCCCATCTCTTGGAACACCTACTCGACGTCAGCGTTCGCGCAACTGATGTAACGAGACACCGGTTTGCGGCGAACATCCCTGCGGTTAGGGGTGACGTCAGCAGGCCTCGACAGCGACCCGGACATATGCGTACCCTCGGGACAAACTAAGTAATTTTCGTTGTGGAAAGAATCTGTGCTGTTTTGCAGCGAATGCAAATCAAGCACGATCTCATCTCGATTATCCTCAAAGGATCTCTCCCACAATTCTTGCTGGGCTTCGGAGATTCCAAAGCATTCTTGCATTTGCAGTCTGTCAATTGTGGAAGGGGAGGCTTTCTGTAGCACGGCCTTCATGCCAGATAGCTGCACCCTACGCATCGTTTCCTGCTCCCACCAATTTAGCTCCTGTGTGAAGTCGGTCACATTGAAGCCTCTCGTTCTGGTCAGAACCCAGTCGCACATGGCACCAATGACGGGTGTGTCGCCGTAATTGTACTTGTAGCTCATTGCTTTCGCGCGCAGTAAGCTTAGTTGCTTGGTGCTCCTGAAGTTCATGTACTTGGATGGTAGCAGGAAGAATTTCCGGAAAATTTTGTTGGGATCCGCCGATATCGTGGAACTTCCAATTGGACAGGTGATTCCGCAAAAGTTTGCTCTTCCGTAATCAGGCTTGGTCTCAAACTTCAACCTGATTCCCATACGGTCGATAAGGGACTGCTCAATTCCTCTTGACAAACAAATGCCGTCGTCACCCTCAACGCGTCCTATGAAGTGCGTATCAATCAAATCGACGCGCTCCTCAGCGGTGGAGTTCGGGAACATAGTCTTACCAGTAAGGTAGGACATAATCATGAGGTTCATGAAACCGTTGGCTGATGAGGTCCAGAGAGCTCCAGACATCAACCGCTCGTCGACTTCAACCTTAAGACTCTTGAACTCTATCACGTTGCGACCCTTGATCAAGTCGGTGATGATTCCAACATGGGGATCGTGCAGGGGGGACAACACATGCTCTACAGCTTCCGCCAGTAGCTGCGCGAACACGCCCCTGTGATGACTTTCGAAGGCTGTGAAATCTGTTTCATCAACCTCTGATTCCCCAAAGAGCTCATGTAGCATAGCTGGCCATTCACGTGGGATAGTACCTTTGATAAACCACTTCAATTGGAATAGCGTCTTGTCCCAGCATTGTGCCAGGGGGGCTAAGAATAGCTTGAGCTCGTCGCTGTACGAGTAAATACCTCTGGGGTGCTTCGGTTTGAGGTATGATTCCCATTTCAAGAATGACTTACAACGGAAGTGCTTCGGTTCGAGTTGCTTCAGACCTTCAAGTAACTTCTGTAATTGTTTCTTCCTACCGGCGGGATAGGATGCTTGGTCAAGCCATTCCTGGCGACTTAACATTGCACGGTCACAACGAGGTAATTTCTTCTGAATAAACGATCGCACGTAGTTCCGGAAGTCAGAAACAGTCTCCTCATCCGCAGTTTCGACTCCATCATAATTGCTATCGCCTGGCATTGCACAGCCTACCCTATTCATTGCGGCCGCTTTCATGTTGCAGGTCGAAATCATGCTTGGCACATAGGCCGCAAGGGGGAATCGGTCGACATTGAGGACTCGTACTGAAGGGTAAAACCCAACAACTTCTCTGTCTACCTCCCACATATGCGATGACTTCACGCGTAACGACTTGCTTGGTGTCTTCTCGTCAATGTTATAATCGCCTGCGATGTAACCCCGCAGCCTTAGCAGGCTCGAATGCTGCGGGGCAGACCCCCCATCTGCACTAGGAGGGATTCTTCGGGCTGGTTCCTGTCGTACAATTCTCCGAAAATTTCAGCGTAGTGGCGGCCGGACACGCCAGTGCGCCAGTCCTTGTGAGAGGCTTTTCCGTTATCGTACGCAACTACAGATTGGTTTATAGTCTTTTCTCTGGTCTCCATTGGTCTGTAGCTGTTCAGGACGAGTTGCGCGTCGATAAGCTCTTCGGTTTCTCTTGCCCCAAACTTCCTCAAAGCAGCGAATGCAAATAAGGTTGCTGTGGGGGGGATCATGCTCATAAATCCGAAAGCTCTTGCGACGCTCTTGGCGGCAGTAGCGCTACCTACCATGGCATTTTGTATAGCGCTATAACAGCAGTGGTGTACCCATTTGGCGGCAAATAGAAGGTATGGATGTTCAATGGCGAATTTTGCGATTGCCTTGGTCTTGAATACCTTCAGATCCATGTGCGTATCGACGACAGCATCTGACACGACTTGTGCTTTGGCATTGCCTAGGGTTGGCCGGTCTCCGAAAATCTTGTCTACTTCGTTGTTGAATGCGTTTTCGACGGATTTGATCTCATTGTCGACAGACGCGAATGTCTTGTTGAAGTAGCATCTCGCATGTTGGAACACTCGGAAAAATCTGCTGGTGCGTCGAGGCACGAAGTCTTCATTGAGAGTGGGCTTCTCGACATTGGGCAAGTCTGCGCTATTGCGGTTGGAGATGTCATTCAGCTTGGACTCGCCAATCCGGCTGAATTTGTAGAGCGAGTAAGAAAAGAACAGGCAGGCAGCCGCAGCTGTCACCGGTTTCACCCACTTCATCAGGTCTAGGTATTCGTTCTCATAAGAGAATTTCCAAAAGGGCACCACTTTAGTGTAGATGCTCCCGTTCACGCTACCTGCGACCAATTCATGCTTCTTGTGTAGTGGGTTTCTCACATCGGAGGAAGTTGGCTTGTCAGATTGGTATGTAACCTTGAGGAATTTCTGCGAGACAAGCAGGCCGAAAAAGAAGGGCTTCGGCTTCATGGGGATGACTTTGTAAATTTCGTCACCCGGGACGGAATGGACGAGTTCTTGTTCGGTTGCCGGACTGTGAAGTACGGATGCTTCGTCCAATGCCACGAGCTCATTGATGATCTCGTGGGCTTCATTGAGCTGTTCCTTCAGGGCATCAACTGATCCTTGCGCTCTCGCAGTCTCATCTGCGACGCTTGCGATCAGAGCTGCC